TTTGTTTGTAAATCTAAATTCGATATTCCACCATCACCATTAAATCTTTCAGTATCATCTGCAGGTCCATCTTTAAAACTTATAGGAGTTACAGAACCTTTGATATATTCTCCAAGAGGAATTACAAAAGTTCCAGGAGTATTTGTTGAAAGTACAAATTTAGATCCATATTTGGACCCTATTCTATCTGCTTCAGATTGGTTTGTTATATATCCGTAATAAGTATTACCATTATTTCTAGTTTCAGAGTAAATTACTCTACCACTATATGGAAAGTCTCTAGGAGTACTCATTAAAACTCCCTCCCATTTATAGTGGGTTTAATTATCTCAATTTTTTGTAGAGTATGAGACATTTGAGAGAGGTTTTTATTTATTTAGTGATGAACTTTGCATAAGGTAAAGAACGCAAATAATCAATTTCATTTCTTTCAATATGATGCATTCTTCCAGCAACCTCTTGCCATGTATAATTTTTAACTGCGCGTGATGGATCTACTTTTTCCCAATGAAAATTAATAGCCTTAAATCCCCATTTGAAAATATCTAATACTGCAACTAATGGATATTGATCATAAGTAATATCATTTGACTTTGCAAGATAAACAAATGTGTAATAATCTCCAACATCTGGAATGAATTCGCTGTGAGTAAAAATTTCTATAATACTTAACATAATATCATCAGGATTTGACATATTCCTGATTACTTTTTTGAGTTGTGATGTTCTTGATGATTGTCTTTGTATATCTCTACCGAATCCTGTTGCCATTATTTTATACCTAGTTCGTTTTCGGTAATGATTTTGAATTCCAATAATCTATCCTTACACCACTCCTCTGCGGCTTTCCACTTTGCTTCATTTACAACATATGTCTTGACTTCATTAAGGAATGTTTTATTTCTTTTATTAGAAGTTTGCACTGGTGGAATTGTCTGCCTTTTTGGTTTTACTTCTATGATATATTTTTTAATTACACCACTTTGTTCTTTAATCTTAATAATAAAATCAGGAAAATATCTATGAACTTTTCCATCAATAGGAGAAACATAAGGAATACAAAATTCTTCAGAAGCATATTCAATTACACTTGGATTCCTGTCACACCATTGCATGAATTTAAGTTCCCAAGAACTTCTGTAAATAATATTCGTTACATCTCCTTTATATTTTTCAGGATTTTGGGGATGAAATTTTCCTTGATTATACTTTGAATCCCGACTCATATTTCTTGACTACATAATATAACGGTAACAATATTTATAGATGGAAGCATCACCACCACCTTCAGTTAAAAGAATAACAGAAATAAAATCTCAATTATTACGTCCTTCATTAACATCTCATTATCAATGTTGGTTTAATCCTCCAAATGAAGTAAGAGGTCATCTTAAAGATAAAAGAAATTATAATTATAATGGTGAATTTATTTCTTTATCTTGTTGTGAAGCATCTCTTCCTGGATCATCTTTACTTACAAATGAAATTAATGATGATTACACTGGAGTTACAGAAAGATTAGCGTACCGCAGACAATATGATGATCGTGCAGATTTTACTTTTTATGTCGATCATGGAAGACAAGATGGTGACTATAATATAATTTGGTTCTTTGAAAATTGGATTGCATATATTGCAAATGAACAAGTTTTAAATAACAATGATGATATTTCTGATTCCAATTTCTTTTATAGATTTAAATTTCCTGATGGTAATGGTGGAGATAGACAGGGATATAGATCACCAGCACTTTATATTACAAAATTTGAAAGAGAATTGCAAGGAACTTATTTAGAATATAGATTTTTAAAGGCATATCCAATTTCAATTAATTCTATGCCAGTTTCTTATGATTCTTCTGAACTTTTAAAATGTACAGTTTCATTTACTTACAACAGATACCTTTTAAGAAGATTGAAAAATACTAATAAACCACCAAAACCAGAAGGTAGTGGTCAAACAGAAAATAATGTTGGATTAGAAAATCGCATTCAAGCCTTTGTAAATAATCCATATAATCTTCCCTTAAATGATGGATTCTATGAAATACCAACTAAATAATCATATCTAAATTTTATATTTCAACATGCCTTTACCAAAAATTGTTACACCAACATATGAGTTGGAGTTACCATCAACAGGTCAGACAATTAAGTATCGACCCTTTCTTGTAAAAGAAGAAAAACTTCTTGTTCTTGCATTAGAATCGGAAGATACTAAACAAATTACTACCGCAATTAAAACAGTTATTAAAAACTGCATAGAAACAAAAAATATCAAAGTAGAAACTTTACCAACTTTTGATATTGAATTTTTGTTTTTAAATATTCGTGGTAAATCAGTGGGAGAAGAAATAGAAGTTAACATTATTTGTCCAGATGATGAAGAGACTTCTGTTCCAATCACAATTAATATTGATGATATTAGAGTTCAAAAAAACAAAGAACATAATAAACAAATCAAAGTAGATGATTCTATTATGATGGAAATGAAATATCCATCATTAGAACAATTTATTAAAAATAATTTTGATATTTCATCAGATAATGCAATGGATCAATCATTTGATCTAATCATATCTTGTATTGATAAAATCTATACGGAAGATGAAGCATGGTCTACAACTGATGTTACAAAAAAAGAACTGACAGATTTTCTAGATCAAATGAATTCAGTTCAATTTAAACAAATTGAAAAATTCTTTGAGACAATGCCTAAATTATCTCATACAATCAAAGTTAAGAATCCGAATACTGAAGTTGAAAGTGAAGTTGTTTTAGAAGGGTTATCATCTTTTTTCGCATAAGTATGGTCCACATGGACCTAGAAAATTATTACAAACTTAATTTTTCTTTGATGCAATATCATAAATATTCATTAATGGATATTGAAAATATGATGCCATGGGAGAGAGACATTTATGTTGCTCTCTTGGAAAATCATTTAAAAGAAGAAGAACTTAAACAAAACACAGGTTAATGGCTGATACTTTTAATGCATCAAATAAAAAAATATCAGCACAATCATTTTTTGGTGGAGATAAAGTAGAAAAATATAGACAAGAATTAGTTGCTGAAGGTAGAATTCCTGGAACTAAATTAAATGCAACTGCAGAAGAAAGACGCCAAGGATTTACTCTTTATAGAAAAAATAAAATTGAATTCAAAAATTTTGTAGAAAAAGTTTTACAGAAAAAAACCACAACCAATTATTATGGGTTAACAAAAAATGGTAATGATATTAAAAGGTTAGGAGGAACTGGCGCAATTGTTAAAGCCAGACCAAGGGACTTAACAATTTTTGAGAAGAAATCAGAGTTATCTAAAGTTGATAAGTCCTCAAAAAATTACTTGGGTGAAATTATTAGATTATTAAATTCTATTTCATCAACACTACAAAATCAATTTAAGTTTGATAAAAAGAAAGGTGATTATGAAAGAAAAGAAGAAGAAAGTGACAAACGAAAAAAAAGAGAGGGATCATTAGAATCAGTAAAAAAAATTAATGATAAAATAATTGATAAAGTAGTTGCTCCTTTTAAAAGTATAATTGATAGAATTTGGAATTTTATACTTTATACTTTCTTGGGAAGAGAGTTTACTCGTTTAATGAATTGGTTAGGAGATGAAAAAAATAAAAAGAAAATTAAATCATTAATTAGATTTTTTAAAGATTGGTGGCCTGCTATTATTACGGGAGCACTTGCATTTTTTACTCCACTTGGTAGTCTTATGGCTACTTTAGCAGGGACAATTCTTGGAGGTATTGCTTCTCTTGCTATGGTTAATCCTGTTCTCACGGCAGCCATTGCCGCAGTAGGTATTGCTGGATTAGGTGGAATGAATGCTCAACAGGCTCAGAAAAAAATTGATGATGAATTATTAAAACGAAGAATATCTGAGGCAAAAAAATCAGGAAAACAATTAACCAAAGATCAAATTGAAAAAATTAAAACAGATCAATTAAAAAAAAGAATAGATTTTTCTGGTCCAATGGGACTTTATTCTTCTGGTGGATCAATTCATGTAAATCAAATTTCTTTTGCGAATGGTGGAGGAATTTCAAGAAGCAGTGGACTTCGCATTATGGGAGCAGGACCTGATACTCAATTGATTGCTGCAAAACCTGGTGAAATAATGATGAATACAAATGCAGTTAATGCAATTGGTGCAGACAATTTGCTTCGTTTAAATTCACAATATGGAGGTTCTAATGCAAATAAACCAAAATATTCAAGTAACATTCAGTTTGCTGCCAATGGTGGAGTTGTTGGTGGCAAAATGAAGTCAACAAATCTTCTTTCTCCAAATTCAAAATTAATTTTTAATAGACTAGTAAAGGGTGGTTTAACTCCAATTGCTGCAGCAGGTATTGTTTCTAATATTGGAGTAGAAACTGGATATACCTATGATCCAAACACTCATCAAATGAAAGGAGGTCCTGGAAGAGGATTAGTTCAATGGGAAAAAGGTGGGAGATTTGATACAGATCCAATAAATCTATCTTCTTTTGCAGGAAAAAAAGGAAAGGCCTGGAATGATTTGAATACTCAAATTGACTTTATACTTCATGAATTAAATCATCATCCAGAATATAAATCAGTAAAAAGAAAACTCAATAAATCAAAAAACATCACAGAATCAATTCAAGTATTTTTGAATGATTATGAAAAAGCTGGTGAACCACATATTGATAGAAGATTAGAAGTTGGTAAACAACTTATAAAATCTGGATACTTAAACAGATCCAAACCAAAAGAAAAAGCAAAACCACAGTCTTGGATAGACAATTTAAATCCAATGAATTGGTTTAAAAATAAAGGAAAACAAGGTGGTGGATTAGTAAAAGAAAATACTGGTATGAATATTTTTGGAGCAACTGCAGACAGACAATTAACTGCATTGCAACCAGGAGAATATGTTCTTCCTACAGATACGGTATCAAAACTTGGATCATCTTTGATTGATAGACTTGTTGCGATGACTGATAGTAATTCATCGGCAGCAAAGATTGGAGGAAGAAAAAATAGATATGTTCCAGGTCCTTTATCCAGATCAGGAAAGGGTGGAATGATGACTCTTCCACCAATTACTCAATCTATGGGTGGAGGTATGGGAGCACCTGCATCGGGAACTTCAATTCCTTCTTTTTCTGTAATAAA